ACCCATACCCCAATTTACTCCATTTTGTAGAGTTAACAATGACCAAGAATTTAATAGATCATCATAGTAATCATAATCTGCTGTTGATTTACCATCCATAAAACTACCCATATTAACTACAGAAGAAACATCCCATCCACTAATATCTTGGTTAAATGATGTTGCATTACCAAACATATAACCCATATCAGTTACAGATGATACATCCCATCCACTAATATCTTGGTTAAATGATGTTGTACCTTCAAACATACTATCCATTTTAATTACAGAAGAAACATCCCATCCACTGATATCTTGGTTGAATGCTGATGAATTAGTAAACATACTATTCATATCAGTTACATTTGAAACATCCCATGAATTTAATGGTTGATTGAATGATGTTGCACTAATAAACATACCACCCATATTAGTTACAGCAGATACATCCCATGAACTAATATCTTGGTTGAATGCTGTTGCACCTTCAAACATACTCTCCATATTAGTTACAGAAGAAACATCCCATCCACTGATATCTTGGTTAAATTCTTCTGTATAAGCAAACATATAATTCATATCAGTTACTGAAGATACATCCCATGAATTTAATGGTTGGTTGAATGTTGTTGCATTATTAAACATATAATTCATGTTAGTTACAGCCGAAGTATTCCAAGCCTCAATTCCATTTACTGAGGTTAGAGAAGTACAGCCGTCAAACATATTACTAAAATTTGTAGTTCCTGTTAAATCAAATACACCTCCAATTGTTGTTAAGTTTGAACATCCTTCAAAATATCCACCTTCATTTCCAAGTTTAAGTTGTCCGATGTTTGTTATTGAAGTTAAAATGTTACCATCACCACCGCCTACACCAAATGACCATCCTTCAATTGTTCCTGTGATTGTAATTATTTTAACTCCTCCTGTTGCATAAGTGTGAGTTGTTTCTGCTTGATCATATGCTGTGATTGTATCAGTGTTTCCATCACCCCAGTTTACACTAAAGTTGTAGTTTCCAGAAGCAACTAATGGAAGTGTAATTGTTGGTTCCTTACCTAATGTTGTATCCCATACCGAGATAAATTCGTTGCCACCACCTCCACCGTTTCCGCCTGTGGTTGCACCTTTGATTCTTAATTTTCCGTTTACGTTAATTGGCATAATTTTCCTTTTTAAATTGTTTATACGTATTTTAAAAAACACCGAGGGATTTCTCCCCCGATGTTAATTTTAGATAAAGGTTGAATTAATACATACCGTAAACAACAACTTTATCACCTGCTTCAGGAGCTGCAGCAAATGTTACAGAAGTTGTAGTAATTGTATAATCACCTGTATCTTGTAATAGACCATTCAAGTAAACTACTTGTGAACCAGTTCTAAGTGTATCACCAAATGTAAATTCAACGATTTCACCGTCAGGTGTTTCAGTTACAGTTGTTTTTCTGAAGTAGATATTAGCAAAATCATCAGCTAAGCTCAATTCAGCACTTTCCGCTCTTGATACCTCAGTTGACAAGTTTTCAACGATTTCAGAGAATGAATCGATTTCAGTTACGTCAATGTTTGAGATCAAGTAAGAAACGTCTGTTGATAATTGAGTTGCTAAAGATGCTTCAGCAGATTCTGCACGAGATACTTCTGTGCTGATTTCATCCATTACATTTACACCATCAACTGTCAATTCACCTGATACTTCAACATTACCTTCGAATGTTCTTGTTCCACTTGCAGGAGCAGCAATTGTTTCTTTCAAACGGATAGTGTTTCCAACAGTGTCAAGTTCGATAGTTGTTTCATCAGTTGCAGCTAAACCGTCAATCTCAGTTGAGAAAGAAGCAGCTAGGCTCATGTCAGCAGATTCTCTTGTAGAGATTTCATTTGACAATTCGTTTGATACTTCAGCAAATGAATCAATTGAAGTTAAGTCAGTGTTTGCAATCAAGTAAGATACTTCGTAAGACAATTCTTCAGCTAAAGATGCTTCAGCAGCTTCTGCTCTTGAAATTTCTGCAGACAATGCATCAGTCAATACTAACTCAGCACTTATTGCTCTTGATTCTTCAACAGAAAGATTAGAAGCTATAGAAGCATCTCTATCTATTGAATCTTGATCAACTATACCTAAATCAGTAGCTAAAGATGCTTCAGCAGACATTGCACGAGATTCTTCAGCGTCAACATCAGCAATTCTATTAGATACTTCTGCGGATAAGTTAGTATCAATTTCATCAGCATATGTCTCTAAAGATTGAACATTAGCGACGCGAGAAGAAATCTCATACGACAAATCAGCAGCCACAGATGCTTCAGCACTCATTGCTCTTGATTCTTCAGCATCTACATCAGCGATACGATTTGAAGTTTCAGCATTGATATCTAAACCAATTGAAGTTACTGCGCTCAACAATGCGTTATCGTTCTCTAAATCAATTCCGTTAACGAAATCAACGATTTCAGCAAATTGATCTAAATCAACATCTGAACCATCAAGGATAACATCAATACGAGATGCTTCAGCAGATACTGCAGTTGCCAAAGATTGGTCAGCAGCTAAACGTGTAGATGCTTCAGCTGAATCAGCTGCATCCATTGCAGTTGTAATAGAAGTTTCAACAGATTCTGCACGGGCAACCTCAGTAGATAAATCGTTAGTTAATACTAACTCAGCACTCATTGCTCTTGATTCTTCAGCGTCAACGTCAGCGATTCTTGCAGATGCTTCAGTAGATAATGCACTAGCCAATGATTCGTCGCCTGATACCCGCTGTTCTTCTTCATAAGTAATCGCCTCTTGTAAGCCGTAAGCCATTGCGTAAATATTCCCTTCTTCCAATTGTGCTCTAGAGATTTCAGCAGATAGGTCAGTAGCCAAAGAAGCATCACCTGAGATACGAGCAGATTCTTCAGCGCTTAAAATATCGTTACGATAAGATGCTTCAGCATCGATGTTGTTTTGTAATGAAGTTTCAGCAACAATAGCACGAGATTCCTCAGCATCAACATCAGCGATTCTTTCTGAAATTTCAGTTGATAAAGCATTTTCAACAGATGCATTAGCAGTTGATAGATCAGCAGCCAATGAATTATCCGCATAATTCATTTCGGTGTATATTTCTTGGGTAGCTGAATCTACAGCAACTTCTCTATTAGAAATTTCTGTAGATAAATCTGATTCTATAGATAAGAAATTCTGACCATATACGTAATCCGTATTTTGTAATTTAGAAACTTCAGTTGATAAATCAGAAGCCAATGAATTATCAGCAGCTAAACGAGTTGAAGCCTCAGTTGATACAGCAGCTTCACGGTTAGCAGTTTCAGTTGACAAATCAGCAGTTACAGAAGCATCACCAGAAATACGAGCAGCTTCTTCTAAAGATACTGCACCTTCACGGTCAGCGATTTCAGAAGAAAGATCTCCTGCAATTGATTGATCAGCAGCTAAACGGATAGATGCTTCGTTATCCAATGCAGTTGTAGCCGCAGTAGCCAAAGATGTGATAGCACCATCTAATTCACCGTCCATTGATTGGTAAGCAGCAACGATTTCAGTTAATGAATCTAATGCAGCTGGGTCAGTGTTAGAGATAACGAATTCAACTTTAGTGTTCAATGAAGCCTCAGCTGATTCTGCACGTGCAGTTTCAGTTGACAAATCAGCAGCTAAAGCAGCATCAGCAGTTGACATTGCAGCTTCTAAGCTCTCATCACCTACAACACGTAAAGATGCTTCAGCATCGATGTTGTTTTGTAATGAAGTTTCAGCAACAATAGCACGAGATTCCTCAGCATCAACGTCTGCTTCACGGTTTGCTACTTCAGTAGATAAGTTTGCAGCTAATGATTCATCACCAGCTACGCGGTTAGATACTTCAGTTGACATTGCATCAGATACATTAGTATCAATGGAGGTAATCGCTGATTCTAAACCATCGATATCCGCTACCACGATACCAACCGGAGCGGTGATCTGTGCGTTGTCTAAAATTAAGTCGGACTGTCTATTTAAGACAATTTTAGTTTGTGACATGATTAAATTTTCCTTTTGTTTGAATTAATGAATAAAAAAGTGCGAATCTTGTTATCTATTAAACAATAGATTTTTAAGATTCTTTATAGCATTTGTATATGCTAAAGGTTCACATGAACCCGTTTCCGTTAAATATTCATCTACATTGGATAATAGTTCTGGACTGGTCGGAAAAATGAAAGTAGATTTCTTTGCAGATTTTTCTACTGCGAACCGGTGCCCTTTGATCTTAAGGTAGGCTGTTAAATATAAATCTGATGTTTTATATGTTGATTCATCATTCATATTAATATATTCATATATCTTTTATATAAATATGTTCTACTTTTTTTTATTCAGCAGAATCGTACAAAAAAAAAACAATATTTTTTAAAACAATATTTTTTAGTTTATATGTATCGATACGTACATTTAAGTTTAGACCCACTTAATGGTGCTTCGGTGAAAACAATTTCATTTGCTATTATGGAATAATCATTGTCTTGGCCAGGATCTTGAAGCACACCATTTATGTATATATGTTCTGATTGCAAAACTGGTACATGCTGTAATGTGAAAGTTGAATTAACACTATCAACTACACCAACCGGAATCTCTCTATCTGAAAATTTGATTTCTTGTATTTTTGGTACAATTGCTAATTCTTGCCAATCCGAATCTGTATATGACCATGGCTGTGGCTTTAATACATAAAACGTTTCTCCACAGTTGACGCTAGCTAACATTCCAGCAACGCGTTTATCTTGCGGTAAATTGTTTAACTCAGAAATACTACCGGACATTGGACGGTATGCCCCGGCGTTTTGTAGTAGTTCTATAGGAGGATTATTAACAACTATTTTATCGTTATATGATATTACTGCTGGCATATCTTGTTATTATCCTCTAATTAATCGTATCCATATGTTATCATTAACTGCCGTAAACCAATAGTTTGCATTGTAATGTGATTGTCCTTGATATGTCCCTGATATAGCTGATCCCGTATAATTCCCATTGATATCCCAATTGTTAGTATCATCTAGTAGTGTGGTTGGTATACTGGATGTTAAATATGCAGGTACAAATGGAATTTCAGAAACTTGTCCAGATGACGTGAGTGAACCTAGAATCGCCGGTTGTGATACATATTGTATTTTATCATATGTTAAACTATGTGATTGATATGTAACATATCCGGTATTATTAATTGCAATCGCCCCAGTTATAGGTACTCCGGTAGCAATGTTACTAGCATTACCAACAAAAATATAACTAGAACTTAAAGGCGAAATAATACCAGTTAAACCCGATCCATCGCCTGTGAATGATCCCGTAAATGCCCCAGTCGAGTATGATGCGGTAAATGCATTGAATGATGCTGTTGTTACTAGTGAACTAGTATTAATTTCTACATTTAAGGCATATGATGCAGTTGTTGCAAATGATGCTGTTTCTGCGTAACTTGATGATGTTTCATAATTAATTTCATATGAAGCTGATACGGCATATGAAGCTGATAGTGCATTATTAGCATATGAAGCTGAAATAGCATATGAAGCTGAAATTGGATATAATGACCCGGTCTGTAACTGTCCTGGTTTGAATTGTCTCATTATTGCCATCTCCCATTTATAATTATTACGTCTGTAGGATCTATGACATAATTTAATATGGAAGTATTAAACACGATGGTTTGTGTTGCAACATCACTAGGTGTCCAAGTATATGCAGCTTTATCAATATATTGTCCATTTATGTAAATATCAAATTCATTTTTTGTAGCTACTAAAAAATTGTTTGGATTAATTGCAGCATACGCATTAACCGTTACGATAGTTGCAGATGAATATATAGCTTGGTATTCTGTTAAATTTATCAAATACGTCATGATTGATGCATTGATAGTTGTTGCAGTTCCTCCGCCTGTTACTGTTACTTTACCTCCAGCAAACACATTATTACTTTGTTGTAATACTTGCTGCGGTACTGTAGTTGTAGAAAATATATTCAAATCGCCAATATCTACTATGTTATCAAATGATACTTTTTTAATTGAATACATTTTTTTAACTGTATCTAGTCGGGTTTGTTGTGCTGCTAATAACGTACCCATAACAGTTAACGGAATTGTTGCTCTTACTAAACGGTCTTCGCCAGTAGTATTAACAGTTTCAGTACTGATACTGCCCATCGATGTAACATATTTATTACCTTCATTACCCCAAGCAAAACGACTATATGGAAATATTTGGTCAATTAAATCATTTAACTGCGTAGTAAAATCACACCAAATCATCATATCATATTCTATAGTTACATATCTAGGTATATCAATTATGTATATTTTTTGCGAATCTGCAGGTTGTTGTAATGGTATTGGGAATAACTCATCTTCATATTTATTACGTTCATTGTAACGTTGTCTATGAATAATCTGATTATCTGCATTTGGCCAATTGACATCTAGTTTTCTATGTGAATCTCGTTCCTGTACAGAATTTCTTTTTAGTATGATTAATGGAGATTGTAACATTCCTTTTTCATCACGTAAATATCCTAAACGTTGTACATTATCCCATTTTTCACCGGCTGCAAAAATTACTGGAACATTTATTAAGTCTTGATTTGCCGTTATTTGTGGTTGAATTTCGTTTTCAATATACCATTTAATTGCATAATCAATATCATATAACGTACGTTGATTTGAACGTATTACATCATCATCTCGGCGAGTTTGCATGCTTCGATCTAATATACGATCTTGATATAAACTTTCCACGCGTTGTGGATTAGGTTTATTTGTTTTACGATCAATATTTTGTCTATTTAATCTAGGCATTACATTCCTTTATATGTTGGTGAAATATTATCACCGCCTCGTCTAATATCTTTAATGCCTTGCGGCGTTTGTCTAGTTGCATGTGCATCACATATGATTGATACGCTGTAACCATGGCTTGAACCATTTGGCCAGGTTTCTGGATTTTTTCCTACAAAATATTGATTTGCATCAACATTATCGATTTCAAAGTATTCATTATCCCAAAAAATAATATCTCCAGATTGTGGATATAATTCAACACGTTCTAATAAGTCTCTGGAAATTGCAAATTTGCTCGTACGAGTATATGTATGACCATAATCATCCATGACACTAGATTTTTCATCTTTAGTAATAATACACGGAATTAATATAGAATCATAATATGCTTTACGTTCTGATTCGCCGTATATGTTCGTTGCACTCTGTTCAATTTGTAATTTAAAAAATTCAATCTCTGTATCTATAATTGCGTTAATTAATTCCGAATTGATAGCAGCTAAAAATTTAGCATCTCGCATTCCGCCAAATAGTGCCATAATTTTTCCTCCTTATCCAACATAAATACGTAATGGAGCCTTTGCTAATAATTCCATCATTTGTGTTGCTTCTGCATTTTGACGCGTTAACATTTGTTCTTTTGTCAATTTTTCTAAAAATTCTCGTAATTGAGTTATCAATTCACCTTTTTCTGTTTGCCCTTGTGATACTAAGTCAGATCCGTTAAGCGTTACTTCACCATTTGGTATAGGAACTGAGGAATACTTATTACGTACATATCCCAACATTTCTTTTACAAGTGCAGTACCATATCTTAATATCCAACTACGCCCCATATCATTAATACTGCCGTAGGTTTGATAAGTATATGGTATATTTGATGCATCACTTACAACGCCGTTTAAAAGTGCGGTATTACCAAATAAAAGAGCACCGGCTGCTTTTTCTTCTTCAAACATGAATTCAAACCAAACGTTGCCGTAATACGGTACTCCTACTTGACCTGGAGTTCCTGGAACAGGATATAAACGAATGTCATCGCCATGGATGTCGAATGAAAAATGTGACTTGCGTATTTGATCATTGAATTCAATTGCTTGAATACGAAGTAAATCTGCATGCATTGGCATCATCATGAAATTAACTGAAGGAGAAAATCCTCCAAAGTCAAATGCATCTAATAAGCCTTGAGAACCTAAACCAGTACCAACAAATGGGTCAAAATATCTAACTATTGCAGGAGGTGGAACATGTATTACTCGACGAATTTCAATTGAACTTGAATCAGATAACGTTTTTCCGATTGCAGCAAATGATTCTGAAACTGCATGTCGTATACTATATGTTTGTTTTCCATTAATAATGTCAATTGAAGCAGAATACCATTTTGTATATCCTCCGGATTCAGCTTCTTGACCATATGCTTTACTTAATTTTACAATGTAATTAAGTGATGTACCTACCTGTTTTCCAGTAAATGAACCATTACCTAGAAATGCTGCTCCGGTTTGAATACCCAATGTATTAATCAAATTATTTACAATGTTTGTTTGATTTACTTGATTTGAATATTCAATAGTAGCCGCTTCAAATGCAGTATAAAAATTAACATCTTCAAGTTCGACATCCATTATTGGATACCCAACAGTACGTGCTGCATATACGGCAAATTTATCTGCATGAGATTGAAATACTGGATCAGCATCAAAATATCCAAAAGGCGTTGAGCCAGTCGTAAATGATGAACTGCCGGGCCAAATTGGTTTATCTACACTGTAATCCATGGTATTTCCTTTTTATATAAATATCAATATGATTCATTTAAGAGTCGCAAAATCTCCGTTAACGCTTCATGTCGATGATTATCTTTTAAAATAATTTCATTAACAAATTTTGAACCTTTAATCTTAGGAACTTCATGAATTGCTGAATCATTTTTAAATTTTAAATCTATTTGATGTTTGTCTCCTGTTAATATCATTAAACTGTCTTTTCCTAGACGAGACAATACCATTTGTAATTGTTGTTTAGTTAAATTTTGAAATTCATCTACAATACAAACTGCATTATCAAATGTGCGTCCCCTAAAATGTGCTAATGAAACTAATTCTATATTTTCTTCTTTTTCTAGTTTGTCTAGTATTTCCGGTTTATTATAAACTTTACGCATATTGCTACGAAGTGGAACTAACCATGGATCCATTTTTTCTGCTAATGAACCAGGCAGAAATCCGTTATCTTCATTTGATACAGTTGGACGTGTTATGATAATTTTATTTACTTGGCGTTTAAAAAACATATCCAATGCAATTTGCACTGCTAATAACGTTTTGCCAGATCCAGCTTGACCTAAAACAAAATTAAACGGCGTTTCGATAATCTTTGCCTTTGCTTGTTTTTGCTCGTCTGATAACGTTATTGTATATTTAATATCATTCTTCGGTGGAGTTTTCTCCTTGTTTTGTGTAGCCATAACTATCCTTGATTTAGTGTAATTTCGTAAGCGTGGATTCTTGCAGTGTCATGTCTTTAAGAGTTTCAATTTTACCTAAACACATTTTTCTAACTGCATGAAATGATTCCCTTGGAGCATATGG